GATCACCCTGGAAGGAGCCAGAGCTTGACTCAACCTTTCCCACGTAGAAGGAGAGTAATCTGATGGCAAAGAAAACAAAAAAAAGTAAACCTAAATTTTATCCGCTTCCTGATCAAAATCCTCCCTCAGATTCTGATAGGTTGGCAGAAATCAATGGTAAACCCACTGGACAAGGCTACGGAGTAGCCAGAATAGGAGCTTCTGTTGTCTAAAAAATGTACTAATCCTAACTGTTCTTGTCAAGATTGTGACTGTGATAGTTGTTCTTGTACAGAACCATGTGACACTGAAACTTGTGAATGTAGAACCACTTCTGATGAAAAGTGAGTATAACATAGATGGATGTAACATTTATGCAAGCTATATCAGACTATGGTTTGGCAATAATAGGAACTGTGGGAGCAGGGATAGCAGCGTGGAAGCTTCTCCATTTTCTACTCAAAGATGTTATAGCTTCTCTTAAACATCAGGATAAGATTATCATTGATTTGATAGATAAAAGTACAAGACTGGAGATACTGCTCCAGAGAATGGATTCAAAATTAGACACAGTTATCAGAAAGAAATCTGTACCAATACTTAAAGGAAGCAAAGCAGGAGAAGAATAAGAATGTTTGAAAAATATAATCTGACAGTTAAACCTTTTGGTACAAAAAAAGTAAAAGTTCAGCAAGAACTTCCCTCTGGAAGACGTATTCCTTATATGAAACCTTTAAAGTTTAAACAGGGAGGAAGAATAACATACCCCCTTACAGGGCAACTTAAACCAGCTTGGATGAGAAACAGGTAGGTAAATACCAATGGCAATTGCAGCAACATCTAATTTTGACTCTACCTTTTATATAGATGAAGTAATAGAAGAGGCTTATGCCATGATAGGTGGAGAAGCAGAGGTGGGTAATGATCCTATCACTGCCAGAAGGTCTCTTAATCTTCTTCTTACAGATTGGCAGAACCGTGGTGTTCTTCTCTGGGGAACAGATCTGGCCACCACCACCCTGGTGGCAGGAACAGAGGAATATACTCTCCCTGCAGAGACTATAGATATTCTTTCAGCTTATGTACGTCTTTCTTCCAATACCACAGATTTTCAACTTACCAGAATTGGGTACGAAGAGTACGAAGCTATCACTAATAAAGCTACCACTGGTAGACCTACACAGTTTGCAACTCTCAGGGGAAGAGAAAATGTAAGTGCTTATTTTTATCCTACTCCTGATACATCAGATACCTATACCTTTAGAAACTATAGAATGAAAAGATTAGCAGATGCCAGTCAGAGTGCTCTCCAAAATGCTGATATACCTTTCAGATTTCTTCCTGCTTTAACCTGTGGTTTAGCCTATTACCTAAGTTATAAAAGGGCAGGTGTCCCTGCAGAAAGAATTACTATGTTAAATACCAGCTATGAAGCTCTCCTTAAAACAGCGCTGGATGCAGACAGGAACCGTGTAAGCTTAATAATTGCTCCCAGGTTAGTGGTGGTCTAGATGACTTCTCAAAAAGGATTTTTTATCTCTGACAGATCAGGATTTAGATTTAGACTAAATCAAAGAACCAAGGAGCCTGGAACTAATCTTATAGTGGCTAAGTCAGAAAGTGATGGTATATTTAATCTTGTAACTGATCCTCAGAATAAGGTAAAATTTTACAGAGATAAAGAATTTATCAGGGATGCCAGACCTCCTGATAATCTTGATAGAAATAAAGCCTGGAATATTGTTACAACTGAATGGGGAGAAGAAACTACTCAATGGAACTTTATTTAACATAAGGAGATCAGAGCAATGGCGAAGACACAGGGTTATAATGCCCGTCTAGATGAAAAATTATCAGCAGAAGGTAAAGGTAGAAAAATTTCTAAGTTAGACCTTAAAGGTACTAAAAAACAAAAGCAAAAAAAGCGTAGAAAAATATCCAAGGCCACAAGAAAACCTAAAGGTAGTTACGGCTTTAAGAAGAAGAGTTAGAAGCTAAAGGAATAATTTATTATGGCTGATTTAACCAATGCCAAGATAGCAAATACCTTTAAAGACCTTCTACAGGTAAATGCAGCAACTTCCAATTCTGGGTTGGACAGCACTGTTAGAACTATCCAGGACGGAGGAGGAACTGCTTCTCCTATTGCTATGAGCCAAGCTCAACTCAATGTAACAGGTCAATTTGCCTTGGCAGGATCAGTTCTAACTGCCACCGCAGATCAACTTAATAATCTTGTTGCTGAAGGTGGTATCACTTCTCTTAGTTCAGAAAATGATACTGTACTTCTTTTACAAGGCGGTACATCAGTTTCTACTGCCACTGTCAGTGCTCAAGTAAAAGTAAATCCTAATCTTAGTATATCTTCTGTCATTGCATCTACTGGCAGTTTCATCACTAAGGTATCAGGAGCAGCAGCAGAATTTTCTGGAGATGTATCAGCGGCTAATCTTTTTGCCACTACTAATATATTTATAGGTGGAAGTGCAATTCCAAGTACTAGTGATATTGCTGCAGTTAGTGCCTTAACATCAGTTAATAAAGCAGCCATAACATCTGTTAATACAGTTCTTGCAGCCACTTCTGCAGCTCTGGCCACCAGTATAGCAAATGTTTCTTCTACCATGGCCACCAGTATTGATACTGCTAATACCAGAATAACATCTGTTAGTGATTTTGCAGTGGCTCTTTCTTCTACTCTGGCTACTTCCATAGGAACAGCCAATACCAGGATAACATCTGTCAGTGATTTTGCTGTTGCTCTCTCCAGTACACTTGCCACCAGTATTGCCAATGTTTCTTCTACCATGGCCACCAGTATTAATACTACCAATACCAGAGTTGCTGCTACTTCTTTAGCTTTAGCCGCCAGCATAGGTAATCACTTACCCTTGGCAGGAGGAACTCTGACAGGAGTAGTCAGTGGTACAAACTTTTTTGTCAGTGCAGTTGCCGTGGGAACCAATGCTCTCCTGGGAAAAGATATTCGTATAGAAAAGGCAGCAGTGGCAGACATACAGCAACTTACAGACGGTACAAATATTTCTGTAGACTTTAATGCAGGACAAAACTTTACAGTTACACTGGGAGGTAATAGAACTTTAGATAATCCCACCAACTGTGTTGCAGGACAAGTAGGATCTATTTTTGTAGTGCAGGATGACACAGGTTCAAGAACTCTGGCCTATGGAACTTCTTGGGATTTTCCAGCAGGAGAAGCCCCAGTACTCACCACAGATGCAGACGGGATTGACAGATTAGATTATATAGTCCATACATCTACAGATGTTCAAACTCTTCTTACCAAGGCATATTCATAATGAGTGTATTTAATAATAATCTTCTTTTAGGTGCAGGTGGTCAAGCAGCAGGAGGAGATTTTTCTACTGATCTTATTCCTAATTCTGTTTGGTTGGATGGTTCCGATGATTACTTTAGTTTTGTAACAGATAGTGGTTCTGCTGTGGCTCATTCAACAACCAAAGTTATTATGGCAACTTGGTTTCAACTAACATCCCTGGCTAGTGAAGAAGCTTTGATGATGTTAGGAAGCGGTTCAAGTGCTACAACAACAACTGGGATCTATGTACAGTCTAGCAGTAGAATAGCTATTCAGTCTAATGCTGGTGCTGCTTTTGCAAAAACAAATGATTTGCTACGTGATAGTGCATGGTATCATATATTGGCAAGTTTTGATCTAGCACAATCTGGAACTGATAAAGCTGAGTTATATATAAATGGTATAGAAGTTACTTCTTACAATGGGACTGATGGTAGAGGTAGCATGGGAACTAGCTTTAGTTCTACAACAAATTATGAAATAGGAAGAATTTACCAAGGTGGTAATTTTACAGGCTACCTGGCTCAGAGTCTTTTCCTTGATGGTAAATCCATACAAGCAGGTGACTATGCTATTACAGATTTCCTGGATACTTTTACATTTGGAACAAATGGTTCTCAATATGTTCCTAAGAGTGACTCGGATATGGAAACTCTGGTAGGAGATACTAAGTCTTCTACTCATACCAACAGTGCCATCTTAACCTATGCAAATGCCAGTACACCTGGATTAGACTCAAGTTCTAACCCTAATACCTTTACCAATAATGGTACGATTGCTACTGCCCAGCAAAGGACTAATACTCCTAGCAATACTGGTTTGCTCTGGGCTGTAAACGGTACACCAGGTGGAGCTAATGGTGAAAATGTAGGTACAATATCCAATGGTGCTCTTGTGGCAACTGTTGATGGCAGCGGGTCTAGTAAACAAACAGTAGTTAGTACATTATTTATAACTACTGGTAAATTTTACACAGAAATTCAGCAAACGAATACTGGTTTGTATCCAATCATCGGGGTAGCGGCTGATCCCAGAGGTGCAGGTGCTCATTGGGCTGGGGCTTCAAGTGACTATAAAGGAACCTCTTATAATTATAGTGGTACTATTTACAAAGACGGTACTAGTACTAGTTTTGGAGATGCCTGGGATGAAGACGATAGACTTGCTATAGCAGTTGATGTTGATGCTGGAAAAGTATGGTTTGCAGTTCTAGATGGGTCAACTGTAAATTGGCAGGGATCAGGAAGTCCAGATCCTGCCACAGGAGATGATCCAGCTTATACATTTACTGCTGGAACTCCAGTGGCAGTTCAAGTTGGAACAGGAGGAGGAGGGGGAGCTACAGAATATACACTTTACCCTGAAAGCACTGACTGGAATGGAGCAGCACCTACTGATTACTTAGCCTGGAACACAGCTAATATAACTGCTCCTGATTATCAAGGAATAGATTTTTTTAAGCCAGTTCTTTACACAGGTAATGGCACAGCCATAGGGTCAGGAGGACTGGCAATCACAGGTACAGGATTTGAACCAGGTTTTGTCTGGGTTAAAGATAGGTCAGCAGATTCTACGGACAATATGCTTTTTGACAGAGTCAGAGGAACTACTAAGTTCCTATCTTCAAGTGCAGATGGAGATGGATCTGCTGCTGGTGAAGGCACTGATACTGAATCTTTAACTGCTTTTGGATCTGATGGTTTTACACTAGGTAGTAATGCTGATGTTAATGTTAATACTAATACGTATGTTTCTTGGAATTGGAAAACAGTAACTGGTTCTGGGAGTACTACTTCTCCTGCTGGAGATACGGCTAGTACTTCTATTGTCTCTGAAGCAGGTCACTTCTCGGCAGTTTCTTTTACAGGAACTGGTTCTATAACAACAGTGGGTCATGGACTTGGTGGCATTCCACAGGCGATGTTCTTTAAATTGACACCAGAGCAAGGATCATGGGTAGTCTACCATGAAGGTATATCCAGTACTCCTACAGCTTCAGCGGGAAAATATTTGATTTGGAATGCTAACGGTGCTGCTGGTACTAGTAGTGCCTTTTTTGATGATACTGCACCAACCGCAAATGTTTTTACGGTGGGAGCTAGTGCTAATACCAATGATAGTGGAAAAGCAATATTCGTATATTGTTTCAAGTCTATTCCTGGAGTTTGTAAAGTAGGTTCCTATAGAGGAAATGGGGAAACTGGAACTACTGCTGCTAATGGTCCTTTTGTTTATACTGGTTTTAAACCATCTTATATTATGATAAAAAATTCAGATGCTACTGGAAATTGGGATATTATGGATACTGTAAGATCAACTTTTAATCCAGCACAGCTTATATTAGAAGCTAACACATCTGATGACGAAAGCTCTGGAGAAGCAATAGATATATTATCCGATGGGTTTCGTATACGTAGTGGAGACTGGAACGGGGATGGAAATATAACTGTGTACGTGGCAATGGCAGAATTAGGTGGTAATGGCACCCTTCCACCCATTTACGGAAGATAAAGGAGAAGACAAAATGTGGGCAAAAATAACGGATAATCAATTGGTAGAAATTATATCTAGACCTAAATCAATGACTATCAATAAAATACAATATCCCAAGAGTATCTTTACATCTGCCTGGACACATGCAGAAAGAAAAGCCATAGGTATTGTTCCTTTTACTCATGACGGGGAGAATATAGAAAGTATATTTTATACCAGTTCTGAAAGTAAACCTGTGGTAAAAGAAGATAGTGTAGTTGTTACTCATACTAAATCTGCCAAAAATATAGATACTATTAAAGCCTCTATGTTGCAAAGTATTAATGAAACACTTTCTAATGCTTTATCTTCAACAGATTGGATTATTATTAGAAAGATTGACACAGGTAAGGAACCTCCCTCTGATTTAGTAAAGTGGAGAACAGACTGCAGAGCAAAAGCAGCAGAACTAGAAACTTTAATATCTGCAAAAAATACAGTGGGTGAACTAGAGTCTTTAACAATTATAACTGAAGAAGAAATGAACAATGGAAAAAAGGTTTCAGTATTTTATGATTGGCCTCGAAATCCAAAGGAAACTATAAGTTAATAAAATGAAATACATAGTATATATATTTTTAGTATTAGGCATGTGTTGTATGACTAATACAGCAGCAGTGGCTGAAACAGAGATAGTATGGAAAAAGGGTGATACTCTTATGGCAATGGCAGTATGTAAAAGTGAAGAAGCCATTATGAAAATTGCCCAGGCAGATACAAAAAGTAAGGAGGAAACAATAAGTGAAATGCAAAGACTAGCTATGTTCCAGCAATGTATACGTGTAATACCTCCTGCTCTTTTTAAAATACATTCTATTCTGGGAAGTTATCTAGACTATGCCAAGAATACTACAACTATTATAGCTCTATGTGTACCTCCTTCAGAACAAAATATTATAGCTTATGCCATTGCACAGGGTAGACCAGCAACTCAGAAAGAAATGTCTTTCTAAGATGGGTGCTCAACTAACAGATGTAGAACTTGGGAAAATGATTCAAGCGGTGGATCAGCTTAGTACAGAAGTTGATAGATTATCTGTTAGACTAGATCAGTTGGAAAGCCAAATGGACAAAGGAAAGGGAGTTCTTCTGGGAGTTTTTATCATAGCATCTGGCATAGGAGCAACTTTCTCTGCTATTATTCAGAAAGTTTTTACTTCATAAGGAAATAAAAGATGGCATCAACATTTACCACTCGTATCAGATTAGAGAAGCAAGCAGATGGATCAAATCCTAATTCTTGGGGAACTGTACTTAATCAGAATGTTATTGATCTGGTAGATGAGGCCATAGCTGCTTATACAACAGTATCTCTTTCCGCTGTGGATGTAACTCTTACCAGTAATGAAGGTACTTCAGATCAAGCCAGAAGTGCATTCCTAGAACTACAAGGGACTTTGACAGCTAATGTTAATTTGGTACTACCAGCACAATCTAAAGGTTACTTTATCAAAAATAAAACAGTTCTTACAGCAGCAGAAACTACTACTATTAAAACACTTGCAGGTACAGGTACAGAGGTGGGAACCAGTGCTGCTGGATGGTATGTTTGTGATGGTGTGTCTGTGCATGAATCTAATGCAGTGGGTCTAGGACTAGGAACCGCTGCTACTTTAGATTTTGGAACAGGAGATACTAATCTTATACCTGTCTCTACTGCAGATATAAGATATGTTCGAGCTTCTGTTGATACTACAATCACAGGAGGAAAAACCTTTACCAGTGCAGTGACATTTAGCGGTCCTGCCATAGCTCCTGTGACATCTCTTACAGATGCAGCTTCTATTGCCATTGACATGGGACTGGGTAATAATTTTGCCATAACACTTGGAGGAAACAGAACTCTTTCTGCTCCTACCAATGTAACTCCTGGACAGACAGGACATATTTATGTAGTTCAGGATGGCACAGGTTCTAGAACATTAGCTTTTAATAATGCTTATATCTTTATAAGTGGTACTGCTCCTACCATCAGTACTGCTGCTAATGCAATTGATCTTATGGTATATAATGCACAGACTACCACTGCTCTTGCTACTATAGTTGTCAAAGCACTGGCCACGGCTACTTAGAGGAATTTAATTTGTCTACTCTTTCTCAAACCAAAAAACTTAACTTTAGACAAGGTATACACAGGGAATCTACTCAGTATGCAGAGGAAGGTTCTTGGTATGATGGTAATAGAGTCAGGTTCAGGGATAAAAAACCAGAGAACATCAGAGGATGGGATGCAAAAACTTCTGGTACTCTGGAGGGAACAGGTAGAGATACTATCACCTGGCAAGATAATATAACTCAGAAACATCTTGCCACAGGAACAGAATCTTTCCTCTATGAATATGACAATGGAACTACCTTTAATATAACTCCTGTCAGAGCCTCTGTTAGCCTTACCAATGCTTTTGGAACTACACTGGACAGTGTCAGAGTATGTGTATCTGATACTGCTCACGGGCTATCAGACGGAGATTTTGCTGTGTTTAGTTCTTCCTCTGTTCCCACAGATTTTACATTTGATGGAACTTTTGCAGTGAGTATTATTAATACTAATAAATATGCTTTTGATGCTGCCTCTTCTGCAGGTTCTAATGAGAGTGCAGCAGGACATGCCACTGCTCATTATCTTATAGCCACAGGAACATCTGTAGGAATAACAGGAACAGGGTACGGAGCAGCAGGATATGATGCAGAGGCTCTTACCAGTGTGGTCCTTACCAGTGTGATCAATGTAGTGGCAGCTTGCATAGCAGTCAGTGTAAATAGTAATAGCCACGGTTTAGAGATTAATGATTTTGTCTACTTCTCCACTGCCAATACAATTGGAGGAAATGTTCTTCTGACTGATTCTACCTTTGGAGGACCTATATTCCAAGTTGTCTCTGTGGAAGATGCTAATAACTTTAGAATTAATTCTCTAGTATCTGCCACTCAGACAAGTGCAGGAGCAGGTTTGGCAGTGGCCCAGTTCCTTGTCTCTGTCAGTACCAGTGCAGAATATAGAACCTACAATTCTCCTGCTGCTTCTTCTGGTATTACTTTTGAACCTGCCAATTGGCAACTGGATACTTTTGGTGAAATTCTCCTGGCAAATAAAAGAGGAATGGGCCTCTATCAATGGTTCCCAACTTCTGGAGGAAATGTCAGAGCAGTGGCAGTTACCAATGCTCCTGTCAGTATCAATAGTTTTGTTGTGTCTCCTAATGACAGGCATGTTGTTGCTTTTGGCTGTTCCAATGTGGCAGGTAATAAAGAACCTCTTCTGGTAAGGTGGGCAGATCAGAATGATTATACCAATTGGACACCCTCCATTAGTTCTACTTCTGGTGAGAATACTCTTACAGGAGGAACACGTATTATGCAGGGGATTAGAACCAGGAACCAGATTGCTGTTCTTACAGACCATGTTCTCTACGGTATGCGCTTCACAGGACCTCCTTTTATCTTCTCTTTTACAGAACTAGGCACAGGCTGTGGAGTAGTCAGTCAGCACGGCGGTGTAGACATGGACGGTGTTCCTGTCTGGATGGGGCATGATAACTTTTTTATCTTTGACGGTAGGGTTAGGAGACTGGACTGTACTGTAAGAAGATATGTTTATAGTGATATCAACAGAGAACAAATCCAAAAAGTTTACACAGGGGTTAACTCAGAATTTAAAGAAGTTATATGGCTCTACCCCTCTTCAGAATCCACAGAATGTAACAAGTATGTGGCCTGGTCCCTGGAAGAAAACTATTGGGTATACGGAGATGCTATCTGGACTACCTGGGATGATAGGGATGTTTATGATAATATAATTACAACAGGAACATCTGCAGGGGTAACCAGGATATATGATAATGAACTTCCTGATATATTTACAGGAAAAGGTCTTAAAATAGATTCATTTATAGAGAGTGCAGACTTTGGCATAGGAGATGGGAATGAGATGCTCTTTGTTGACAGGTTGATACCTGATGTTGAAATTAATAATGGACAGCTTTCTTTCACTGTACAGACCAAGGAATTTCCCAATGCTCCTCTTAAAACCAAGGGTCCTTTTACCATTAATCAGAATACACAAACAGTAAGGTTCAGAGGAAGAGGGAGACAAGCAAGAATTAAACTTGAGAATAATGCCACAGGTACAGAGTGGAGGTACGGTGATCTCAGGCTGGATATTCAAGAAGATGGACTAAGATAGAGAGAGAGATATGGCAACAGTTTACCCCACACTTCCTGATCTTTACAGTTTAACAAATGAAGAGTTAAGGACAACTTATACTGAGATAAGACAATGGGCAGATTCCATGATCAGTGAACTGGACGGGAGGGATTTGGATACAATGATGGAAGGAACCAGAAGAATCAACAGGATTGTTTCTTCCACAGTCCTGGGACAGCCCCAGGCAGGTGATGTTGTATATGAAAGGAAGACAGGTAAATTCAGAGGCTATGTAAGTCTGGCAGGGACCACAGTGGGGTGGTCAGATTTTAATTCTTTTACTTCTTAGCTCCAGGTATAAAAAAAATGAACTATGATTTAAATACATTACTGGCTATACTAGGAAGAAGAAGAATGGGATATGCTCAAGGAGGTGCCTTGGTACCTGGACAAAATACTTTAATTCCTTCTGTTCTTAGTCCTATTATATCTGCTCCTATTCCTCCTCCTAACTATGGAACCAGAGTAATTCCACCGTCTTCAGAGGAACAACAAAGATCAGACTATGATTTTACACTTAATACTTTAAAAGGTTCTCCTATATATCCTGGAGCAAATTTTGCCAATGTAGTTCCAGGAGAGTATAATATAGGGGAGAATAATATACAGGAAGGTCAAGGTCTTTCTCCTTTTGTCCAGCAAAATCAATCTACCCTGAGAGGTCAAGCCACAGGAGGACTGTCGCAGGTACTGGCAAATCCTGGTAATGCACAAGGTGGTCTTTCTTCTATCAGTAATATTAAAGGAGCTTTCTCCTGATGAACCAGAACATGCAAGATCCTACGGTACAAGCAGAATCTCTAAGACATATGGGAAGAGGTCCTGATACCCAGCTTATACATATGACAGACTCAGAGGTAGATGCTCTGGACGGTCTCTCTGGTCTGGTTTTCAATGAACCTTTGAGAACAAACCCTGAGACAGGTCTACCAGAGGCAGGAATATTTAAACAGCTTCTCCCTACTATTCTTGCCATAGGTGCTGGTGCTTTCTTGGGTCCTGGAGCTGCTAGTTTATTTGGTGCAAAAGGATTAGGTCTAGGTACTGCTCTAGCCCAAGGACTAGGCACAGGTCTTACATCTTTTTTTGGTCACGTTGCTGGCCAAGGACTATCAGGTCAGGACCTAGACTTTGGTAGGGCAGCACTGGCAGGTGCAGGTTCTGGTCTTACTGCTGGATTTGGTGCAGCAGGAGATGCTACTACAGGACTAGAAGATTTAGCTAATCGAGATCCTGATATATTTGATCTTAACATTGGATCAACGGGTGCAGCAGAAGCACAAACTCCTGTGGCAGATGCTTTACAATCAATGGCACAAGGATCAGGTCCCGGTGGCATAAGAACTTTTTCAGAAGGTTTTGACTACCTAACAGCAGACCCGTGGAAAAGAGTAGCTCTACCTCTGGGTGTAGCAGCAGCAGCAGGAGAGTTTGATGAACCTTATCCAGAAGCTCCTGCTGATTTTGAAAAAGATCCCTTTATTCCTACAAAATTGAGAGCCACCAGAGAAAAAAGAGAACTTCCCCTGACCTCAGAAGGAGAAGTGGACATAGCAGCCCTGGTGGGACCGTTACCAGAAGGACAAAGCTCAAGGTTCTTTACACCCACTGTTTTTGAAGAAGAAGAAGAAGTTACAGAAGATGAAGAAGTCCTAAAACAAGGAGGTCTGGTGGGACTACAGACAGGAGGAGAAATAGCACAGGCCATAGGTGCTCTTACTGGAGGACAGGGAGCATCTGTTCTTCCGTTGATAGCAGAGTCTGTGGAGAAAGAAGAAGAAGAGGAGGAAGAAAGGATACAGAAACCTATTACCCTGGGTATCCCCAGACAAGGAGTAGGAATAGGAGGAGGTCAACCTGTTCAACCTTTCCAGAGTGGTGGACAGGTTGCCAGTAACAGAGTGAGGTTTGGTAAGACTTCTTATGCGGATCTGAATGAAGGAGCAGGAGGAATAACAGTTGCAAACTTAAATGTAAGTCCTTTTGACGTGGCATTAGAAATTCCAGGAGCAGTTGCAGATAAATTTGCTGGTATAGGTAAAGACCCAGGTCCAGCTATTGTTGGATCAGGAATTACAACTGGCATAGGGAAACTAGCAAGTGCCCCCGGCCTCGGATTTGGTATCTTAGGGGTCGAGATACTCGGGAAAGCACTTAATAGTGCCTTAGGCAAACAGGAACAGGAAGAAGTTCAAAATCTAGAAGATTTAGCTAATCGAGATCCTAATATATTTGATCCTCAAAATACTAACACAGGAATAGGCTTACCTTCTCTTCCCTCTGCTCCTGCTCTACCTGGCCCTGCTTTATTTAGTGAAGGTATAGGAGAAGAGGTAGATCCTGGGATAGGGCCTAGTCTGGCAGCTATAGCTGATATAACAGCAATGGCAGATACTGAAGCAGCTAATCAAGCAGCGGATGATGCAGCACAAGCAGCAGCGGCAGCAGCAAATATACAAGCTACGGATTTTTCAGGTTTCGGTCCTGTTGCTGATATTGCTACTGCTATTGGTGCTGCTACTGCTGCTGCTCCACAGGGTGGTGACTTCTTTGGAGATACTTTGTCTCCAAACGACAATGGTTCTGGTGGTTCTACTCCTGGTGATGGTGATGTCGCAGCGGCTAATGCAGCACAAGCAGCAGCGGCAGCATCTGACTTTGGTGATGGCCCACTCTTTGAACATGGTGGTTACCTGGGAGGAATAGCAGCTCTGGCCCAGGGAGGAAATATCCCTTATTTTGAAGGAAGAGTTCCAGCAGATCCTAGAGGTTCTGGAGATGGAATGTCAGATAATATTCCTTTTATCATAGCTGGGAAAGAAGAAGGCGGTCCTCTGAGAACTCAACCTGCTGTTCTTTCTCCTGATGAGTATGTTTTTCCAGCAGATGTAGTGGCTATGCTGGGAAATGGTTCCAGTACAGCAGGAGCAAATGAGTTGGATCAGTTTGTAAATAATTTTAGAATGGATAAATACGGTAGACCTAAACAACCACCAGAGATGAGAGGAGGATTAAGAAGCCTCGCATGAGTAGTAATAAAATAAAAATCTCTCTTATACCACCAGATGATATAAGAAAAGTATGGGATCATGTTTCAGAATATGTAAAGACAGCAGCTAAATATACTTACGGAAGAATGGAAGAGATAGATATTCTTCATTCTTGTCTTACTGCAAAGTATAATCTCTGGGTAGTATATAAAGAAGAGGAAGAGGGAGAAGAGTTAGAATATATAGGAGTAGCCGCCACAGAATTTTATCACTACCCCAGGAAGAAAGCCCTCCTGGTTAGTTTTCTCTCTGGTGATTCTTTCTCTGAGTGGATGCCAGAGATAGATAAAAAGTTTATAGAGTTTGCCAAGGTAACAGAGTGTGATTTTATAGAAGCTTGCGGAAGATCAGGGTGGGAGAGAAAAGTAAAGAAACTTGGATGGATCAAAAGATTTAGCCTAATAGAAAGACCATTGACATGATTATAAAAAAACCTATGTGGAATGACTCACTGGAAGAATGGACAGAAGATGAACTTCTTTCTATGCAGTATCAGGATATATGTTATGGTAAAGGAGGAGGTTCTAGTCCTCCCCCTCCTCCTGCTGTTCAAACACAGGTGCAGCAGAGTGAATTTCCCACTGAGCTTAAACCTTTTATTCAAGATATTTTTGGAAAAGCTCAAGCTATCCAAGAACAAAGAGAAGGAGAAGGATTTCAAAGTTTTTCAGGACCTTTGTTAGAAAGTTTTGATCCTGCTCAAACTAGAGCTTTTGAAGAGATAGAACAAATACCAGGAAGAACTGCTCCTCTCTTTGATGAAGCCACCACTCTTGCCAGAGAAGCAACTAAATCTCCCACTGATCCAGAAGAAGTAGCTGCTTTTATGAACCCCTTTCTCAGGAATGTCACTGATATTCAGAAGAGAGAGGCAGAGAGAGTTGCAGATGTACAGGAACAACAGCTTGCTGCCAGAGCTGCTCAAGCAGGAGCCTTTGGAGGTTCCAGGGCTGCTATACTAGAAGGAGAGAGGCGCAGGAACCTACAGCAACAACTTGGTGACATAGAAGCCAGAGGTCTAGCAGCGTCCTACCAGGATGCACAGACTAGACTTGCTCAACAGAGGCAGCGAGAAGCATCAGGTGCTACGCAACTGGGTGCTCTGGGTGCTGCAATCCCTGCTCAACAACTGAAAGAACTAGGTGCACTGTCAGGTGTAGGTGCTGCCAGACAGACACAGGGTCAGAGGGGTATTGATCTGGCAAGACAAGAATTTGAAGCAGAGGAGGCTTTCCCTCTGCAGACCCTTCAAGAGTTTTCCTCTATTCTCAGAGGTTTTCCAATTGCTCCCACCAGAACTATTACAGATAAACAATTCTCCGCTGCCCAACCTCTGTCTACTCAGTTACTGGGCGTGGGTACTCAGGCGCTGGGCGCACTGGGTCAAGCAGGTGCTTTTAGAAGCAAGACTGGTGGCAGAGTTGGAGGCTCTCCTGTTAAGGCACAGAGTGGAGGTGCCTTACAGTCTTTGATGAACCAGACAGAAGAACTAGATGCCAGACCAGTCCTGGGAATGGCCAAGGGCGGCAGTTTTATGCAGCAGTTACTAACTGGAGGATTACTAGGAACTGATAAAGCATTAGGTCTACTTAAAAAACATCCGATTATGGGTAGCATTATAGGAGGAGCTGGACTTCCTCAGTTAGCAAGAAGACTACAGGCTGATTCTGCTCCTGCTCCTGCTTCTGGTTCTGCTCCTACTCTTAGTCAGGAACAAATTGAATCCCTTATGAGGCAAAAAGCACAACAAGCACAGCAGACTGCTCGTAGAGGTAGTCCTTCTTTACAGGCTGCACAGCAGGTGAGACAACCCTTCAAGGGAGGTGGTGGTCTCAGGCAGATGGTAAAGCTACCCAGTAACAGGGTGAGGTTTGGTAAGACAGCTTATCAGAATGCTACAATGTCTTCTCCTCCCACTGCTTATTCTTATCCTGCTGTAACTCGTATGGCAAATGAACCTATAGAATTTGAAGAAATTGATATTGAAGAACTAAGTAAACAATTTTTAGGAAGTAGTCCTTATGGAACTAGAGCACAAATGATGGCACAGGCTGGAGTATCACCTGAACAAATGGCTCAAGTAGGTGCTGCTCCTGCTACTCTAGCTGCTGCTGCTGCTGAAGTAGAAGGAGCATCTGAGTTAGATGCTGGTATAGAAGAAGAACCTAAAGCACCTAAAGAAAAGAAAACACCTGCACCTGATAAAAAGAAAAAGGGCGAGGACCTCTACAGGTCTCCAGAAGAAGCTGCCTATGCAAGCTTGATAGATTCTAAGGCAGGACAGCAAGCTGCCAAGAGATACTTTGCAGGAGAGAACGTGGGTCTTGCCAATATCTCTGAAGCACTGAAAGCTTACAAGGGCTTCAAAGATACAGAGATGGCACAGCGTCAGAAGATCAACGAGGCTAACCTGAAGAAAGCTGCAGCAGCTAGGGCCACTCGTTCAGCTATTCTTAAAGATGCAGAAATACTTTCACAGATAGCCATGAACAGAGATGCTCCAGCAATTGAAAGAATGAAAGCTGCTACCAAAGGGCTTGAAGCAGTTCAAGACACTTTGAGAGATTTAGGTGAATCGGGTAAACAAGCTTTTGCATATAGACCTGAGTCTCCACTAGGGCAAGAATATGCAAAAGCTTTAGGCCAAAGGGATATATTCTTGCAGATAACTCAAAATTACACAGGCGAAAGTGCTCAATCTAGAGCGCTTGGGCAAGGAGCTACAGGACAAGCTATACAAGGGAGTTCTCCTTTAACTCAAGAAATGTTCGCCGATATATTAGAACAATATAAGAAAGGGTAACATACTAAATGTCTGAGGTACCTACTTCTAGCATACCTATTCCTACAGCTGACCTTACTATCCCTACCATGGAGCCTGCTTCTGGTGCTCCCTTTGACATGGGTAAGTATGGGTTTACTGAAGAAGAGTACCCTGAGTTAGCAGGGAAGTCTGAAGGAGAGGTTCTTTCTTTTATAGTACAGGCTCTTTCTCAACCAGCTGAAGTGGCAGAAGCCCCTGCTCCTCTCCCTACACCAGAACCAGAGAAAAGCTCTGGCTTTGGTGCTGCCTGGGACTATGGTTCTGATAATTTACAGGCTATGCTAGGTGCAGGTTTAAAAGTACTTGGCCAAGCAACTGATGTAGAAACACTGGAAGAGTATGGG